CGCCGCCATAGCGGTAGAAGAAGCAGCCACTGCGTCAATATCCTTATACGCCGAGCAGGACAGCCCCGCCAGCGTAGCAACAGACTTGCCAACCGCCAGCTTGCTGCCGCCGGCCGCGCGCCAGATCAGCGGGTTGTTGGCCATCTCCTTGCAGCGGGCGGAATCACTGAGCAGATCGTCCCAACCGGTAAACTCGTAAAACTGGTGCAGCCACGTTTCTACCGCATCGTCTGCCACATCACTGCCGAGCAGCAGCTCAAGCAGCTTGTCGCTGTTGCGATCCGGCAGGCTGATCGGCACGCCGAGAATCACACTCACACCGCCGAGGTTGGCAGCAAACTCCGCCGCATGGGTCGGATTGGAGAGGATCGTCTCCAATCTATGGACGCCTTTGCGGTAATTCGCCTTAAACGCACCCGCATACGCCATAAAATCGCTCTGATTTGCTAACATTTATCGTTCTCCTCCATACTCTACGGCAATGTAATTGATTTTAACTGCGTCAGCCGTGGTCGTTGTGCCGCTGACCAGTGTGGTCTCTTTGTGCGACGGGTTGGTACCCGTCTCAGTACCGATATAGTAAGTTCCGGTCTGCAAGGTACGCAGGCAGTACAAAAATCCCTCGGCGGTGATGTCCTTGACCAGCACCACGCCGTCAAAGTCCTCGGCCTGACAGGTCACCTGCGGCACACCCTCAAACGCCTCACGGAAATGGTAGGTATTCCAACCGGCTCCCGTGTTGGTGATCGTGCCGACCTCCATCTCGGTGTCCTGCAGCTCACCCACGCCGGAGTCGCTTTCGCCGCCTGCCGGTGCGTCCACCGCGCCGACCACGTTATCCTCCGTAAAGCCTGCAAGCTGCCCTTTCTTGCCGGTCAGCTTGTCGAGCTTTTTGTCGAACAGCTCCTTGTGCGCGGTTGAACTCTTGTTATGCGTATCTACGGCGCCCTTGCCCTCGTAATTCATCGCGGGCAGCTGCGCTGCTGGCACCTTGCCGTCAGCGCCCAGACCCGCAATGCCGCCAGCCTTGCCCTTATCCGCTGCCGATACCGCGCCCAGATCAGAGGCAGTCAGGCTGCCTCCTTTCACGGTCTTCTTGACCTCGGAAGCCAATTCAGTGGTCTTTACACGCGCTGCAACTTCGTTGTCCAGCTTGTCCCAGTTGTCGTTGAGCGCCTGCTTGATATTGAACGTGCTCGCGCCGTCCTTCTGCGGATCGTACTTAAACAGCCCCAGAATTTTGGTTTTCAGGCTCACGCCTGCACCTCCTCAAATGCAAATTCGCTAATTTTGTGCGTCTGCAATTCGTCCAGCGTCATGCCCTCAATCTCGCGGACGAGAATCCAGCGCCAGAGATATTTGCTTGCCAGATGGCACGGGATCACGCGGTCTACCGCCTCCTGCAGCGCCGCAAGCTCAGCCGGTGCCGGAATGCCGTAGGCGCCAATAAACGTCAGCAGGATCACGCCCTTTGCAAAGCCGACGGAAATCTCGCCGTTTTTCCACGAGTCGCACACACGCTGAATCAGGTCAACGTCGCACTTGCCCGAGCCGCGCCACCGTGCAATCAGCGCCGTGCGGCGCTCCTCCAGCGTGCCGGTCGATGCCAGTCCGGCGTCGCGCTCCTCGATGGCAAGCGCCCACGTCATGCTTCCCGGAAACAGCTGCTGCGTAATGTCGAGCATCTGCTCGCGCTGCGTGTCGTCGAGCGACTGGATCGCGGCAAGCAGGTCGCACACCCACTTGTCCGTGCGGTACGCCACCGGCAGGCTTTTCCGCATGTTGTCAAACTCAGCCATAGGTAATTGTCACCTCACCCAGTACCGGACACTCGCGCTCTGCGATTGCAATGTTCACGATGCCGCCGGACACCTTTAAGCCGGCATAGTCAATCACACCCGGCGTGTCCATGATGGCCGCGCCGATCTGTGCATAGCTGATGTAGTCCTGAGTAAAGACCGTGGCCGCCAGATACGCCGCAACGCTCTCCTTGATGCCGGCGGTCAGAATGTCATCGGTCACGGTGTCCGATTTGGACACCGTGCAGCTGACCGTAATGGCCTTGCCGGTTGCAGCAGTGACAAAGCACTGTGCGCCGATGGGCGCCTGTCCGCGGCCTGCGCCCTCGCTGTCGGGGTCGATGAAGTCCTGCACCGACTTCACCAGCGCAGGCGATGCAGGCTGACCGGCGTTGTCGGCAATTACCACGTCAACCGTGTTCGCCCCCTGTACGCGTGGGAACACCTTGACATGACCGACACCGGCCACCTCCAGCGCCCACTGCATGTAGTGGTAGATGTTGCCCGACGTAGCAGGCGTGCGCAGCACGACCAGATACCGCGCATAATACTCGCTGTCCGACTCCTCGGCATAACCGCCGCCAATCGGTTCAGGGTTATCACACGAGGCAATGCCCTGCACTGCCACCGGCATCTGCGTCACGCTGTGCGCGGGCAGGTTGCCTGCCGTGCCGTCCACCGTGCAGGTGACCGGTACAGTGCCCTCGCCCTCAATGGCTACGGTCTCGGTTGCGTAATACTGGACACCGCCGCCGGACTCAAACAGCGTTCCCTGCTCGACCGTGCCTGTGCCGGTGACGGTCAGGCTGCCGTGCGCAAAGGTCGCCGCCTTGCGCTCCAGGCCGGAACGCGGATAGATGTAGCGGTCAAGAGCACTGTCGTGCAGGTTTTCGGGGTCAAGCTGCTGTCTGGCCTCGTCAATCGTTGTGTCCGTGCCCTCCATCCGCAGGCTGACTGCGGCTAAAAGGTCATACGTCGGAAAGCCGATGGTCTTTTGATAGCTTTCCGGCATTGCGGACAGCATCTCGTCTAAAATCTCACTCGCTGACAAACGTCGTCACCTCCTCACTCTCTCCGGTGTGCAGCCGGACCGTGAAGCGTACCTCCACGCCGCGCCGCACCCGCGTAAACTTAAAACTGTCAAGTGACCGGATGGCCGGGCAGAACGCGGCGGTCTCCCGCACGTTGCGCTCAATCTCGGCAAAAATCCAGCCCTCCGGCACGCGCCGGTCAAGGCTGACCGCCTCCACGCCCGGCTGGGTCGTGCCACTCGTCCGGTAGATCGGGATTGCACCCGGTTTCTGGCGCAGCATCAGCTCAAGCCACTGCTTGACCGCCTCCACGCCCTGCCGCTCGACCAGAGCGCCGTCGATCAGCGGAAAACTGCCCGACCTGCCGTCCTCATGGAACACAAACGCCGGAGAGCGCCCAATGCTCTCCGCGACCTGCGCGGGCAGCTCCTCCGGGATAACCGGAAACACATCGGCCATAGCCGACACCTCCTAAACTCACATATGCCAATCAGCAGCCGCCACGCTGTCCGCCAGCGTCGGTGCAGGCTGCAGCATCGCCGTCGCAAACGCGATGATCCACGCCACCGTGATATCAATGCGTCCGCGGCTCCGCTTTTTGGTTGGCTTGATATTTTCGTTATCATCCGACACGCACCGCAGATTGAGGAAACACTGCCGTGCTGCCGTGTTGTGCACATGCAGCATCTCATGCGCTCGGATGAGCCGCTCCAGCTCCTTCATCGGTGGCGAGATGGACCGGATACCCTGCGGTATCTCGACAACCTCAGTCACCGTACCGGCAAGCCGCTCGCGGATGGACTGCATTACGGTCGCACCCAGATACGGGTCAAAGCCGACCATGCGCAGGTCGTAATCCTGCGCGGCCTGCACCACAGCGTCAGCCACAGCCTCAAAGTCGATGATATCGCCCTCGCAACCGTGCAGGAAACCTGCACGTATCCAGTCCCGGTACGGCACATGATCCTCGCGCTCGCGTGCGTCAATGCCGTCAAGCGGCATCCACCCGGTAGGCAGAGCCACCCACCTGTCCAGACCCTCCTGCGGCGGAAACACCAGCACAAAGGCGGTAAGGTCTGTACTCTTGGAGAGGTCAACGCCGCCGTAGCAGGTCTTGCCGCGCAGCAGCTGCACGGCCTCACGCCAGTCCTTGCAGTCCGGCGGATTCCACTGCGTTTTGTCGTAGATCGTGATGGGTATCCACCCGACAGTCGCCGTGGCGATCCACTGGTTAAGCCGCAGCCACCGAAACAGCCGCTCAGCGGCCTCGCTCTTCTTGGCGTCCGCTGCCTGAGCGCGGATAGTTGCCAACTTGAGCGTCTTGCCGAGCGACGGATTGCACCGCCGCCACAGGTCCTCGTCGTAGATGTTGAGGTTTTTCAGCTCGTCCTCGTCCTCGATCAGTCCGAGGCCGTAGATGATCGGCAGCCACCGAGGGTCATCGTAGGCTTTCTCATCCCTCGCGCCGCGCCGCCATCGGTAGATAGCGAGCGCTTTCTCGTGTACTTCCCAGCCGATGGATTTTCGGTCGGGGTCATCTCCGGCGGTCGTCAGCACGATCCACACCGGCTGACGGCGAGCGTCACCGGCACCAAACGTCATAACGTCCCACAGGTCGCGGCTCGGCTGGGCGTGCAGCTCGTCAAAGATAACGCAGCTCGGCTTGTAGCCATGCTTGCTGTACGCCTCACTGGACAGCACCTTGAGCCTGCTGCCGCTCGTCTCGTCGTAGATGGTCTTGGTGCTGTCCACGATGCGGCTGCGCTTTTTCAGTGCCGGACTCTGCTCGACCATGTACTTGGCCGCTGCAAAGACGATGCCCGCATTGTCGCGGTCAGCCGCTACGACATACACCTCGCCGTTAATCTCGCCGTCGGCAAACAGGTGATACACACCCAGACCGGCAGCGATTTCCGACTTGCCGTTCTTCTTGGCGATCTCCAGATAGAGATACTGGTATCGCCGCAGGTAGCTGCCTGCCGGGTCGTCCTCGTCCTCGATCAGCTGACCGTAAAACTCGGTTATCATGTTGCGCTGCCAGTTCATCAGGCGCAGCGGCACACCGCTGGAGCACGTCAGGCACTCCAGAAAATCGCAGACAAACTGCGCCTGCTCCTCGTCAAACATCCGCTGCACCTCCTCCGTTACAGACTGTCCAAAACCAACAGCTCACTGCCTTGCAGAATGGCTGCCGCCTGATTGCCGACTTTCCACTCTTTCGCCCGAGCAGTCGCGGTCATAATCAGGCCATCTCCCGTGCTGAACTGAAATTCCTTGCTTACCACAGAAAAAATCAACTTGGGCGCTACCTGCAAGACCTCGGCGCGATACCAGCCTTTGGGTAGGCTCTTTGCCGCTTTTCTCGCGGTGTTCTTGATGGCCAAAGCCATCTCTGTATCCCATGCCACTGGCATGCACTCCTTTCCACATCTTGCACAGCTTTATCCACAACTGCGCTATATTTAGTAGTTATCCCCACGGCGTACAGAAACCGGACACCTCACCATAGCTGCGCGTTACGCGCTTGACGCTGTTGGAGTAGTTGCCCTCCACCGTCTCAAACGACGATGCTCCAGCAGAAATTACAATGCCGATGTGACGGTCGCCCTGAATCATCAGGTCACCCGCCTTGGGCTTGTAACTGCCCGCCGATTTGTACTTGCCGCGAGCCTTGAAATAGCTGCTCATATCGCCAACGTAGCCGTAGGTGGTCGGTATCGGCGCGCCGCTCTTGGCCGCGCACCAGCAAACAAAATAAACACACCAGGCAACGCCGTTGTGGCCGGCCCATTGCCCGAACTTGTTGATGTCCTTGCCGGACTCCTTGTAACCGACCTCGCCCAGTGCCGTGTTGATAAACGACACCGCACTGCCCGAGCCGCCGCCCGATCCGCCGATGATCGCAGAGCCGTTTTTGCGTCCCCAGCGGTTGCACTCGGCGTTGCTCGACATGAGCAGGTCAAAGTGGTACACACCGTTCTTGATCTGGATCGCGCCGCCTCTGTCGTTGACAGTGTAGGTCGTGCCGTCGAGGCTTGTGCCCGTGTCGCGCACCGTGATTTTGGTGCCAAACGGCACAGACGGCGGTGCGGCGCAGGTTTTCTTGCTCGGGTCAAGCCTGTTGCCCTGTGCATCCAGATAGCCGCCCTCCAGCGCATTGTTAGCCGGATAGTAGGCGGTAAACAGCGCCTTGACAATGGTGCCGCCCGAGCCGCCGTCACTGCCGCCGGACAGATCCGGCAGGCCGAACACCTGCACCTTGTCCGTGCTGGCGGCCTTGATGGCTGCCGCGTCGGTCTTGCCCTCGGCGGCGGCTCGCACCTGCTCGAGCGCCGTGATTTCCAGCGCCATTGTGTGCCCTGCACCGCCGTAGTGATGCTCCACGCGAGTAACACGGAAGTTGCCCTTGATGCCAAACGCGGGCGAGTTAAACCGCAGTACCACGCCGCTCTGCACCTCATCACATCCCCAAATCTCGGAGATGGAGCGGGTCTGTCCTACCTTGTCGGCATTTTTCAGCAGATTTTTCACCATCTGGCCGAGCACAGCCGTGCCGGGGTTCTCGGTCACGGTCTCAATATGTTGCATAAAGCCGTAGCGCTTGATGGATGCCGCGTTGCTGGCCTGTGCGCCGATGTACGCCTTGCCGTCGTCCTCGGCAGCAATGACAACAGCGTTGAAGGTGTCCTGGATGCTGTCCTCGCCGCTCACCTGACCGAGCGCCCAGGTGATGTCAAATGCGGCGATATTTTTCGCGGGCTTGTGCATTGCCTTGATGGGCGCTGTCGGCAGCGCCTCGACCTGCAGGCCGCTGTCGTCCACGCGGTGGCGGTACTGCTTGCCGGTCGCAGACGTGCAGGTGTCCAGCACATCGCTGATAATGTCGGACGGCGTAGAGCCGGTCCACAACTGCGTGATCTTGGTCGGCAGGCTGCACACCTTTCCGACTGTCACGCCCGCCTTGGCACACGCCTTGCGGATGACCTGATCGGCGGCAAGGTTGTTGACCTGCAGCACGATTTCCGACTTGTTGAGATACCAGCCGCGGTCATAAGCGGTAACACCGCCGTCCAGCGTCACCGTGATGATAACGCCGGAAAAGACCGTTTTCCCCTGATTGGTCACGCGCACCTTATCGCCCGGCGCGAGCGCCAGCTTGGGCGTGTACTTGTCCCACGGCGAGATAAACGTCTTAAACGTCAGCTCTGCCGCCAGCGTGTCGAGGTCGTCCGTCAGCGTCATGTCACTCGCAAATGCGGTGATATCGCGCGGCTGTGCGCCGTCGCGGTACAAAATCAGCTTGTGGTCATCGACATATCCTGCCGCCATCGGCGCACCTCCTCATTTGATAAACTTGTATTCTGTGACGGCAATGCTGTACTCCAGATCGCCGTTTTTTCGCACGGTGACGTCAAAGCTGTCCACCGTCACCGGCATGTTAAGCCGTGCCGCGCCCTTGCTGTCGAGCACGATCAGCCGGAACGGCACTTTTTTGTCACGCCATCGGCTCAGAAAATCGACATACGCCCAACCATCCGCAGACGCCTCAGATGGCATGAAGGAGTATCGGTGCACTGGAAGCAGCGCCGTCCACTCCATGTGCCGCAGACCGAGCGTGCCGATGCGGCGATAGTCGCGGCTCAGGCCCTCGTAGGTCTCGTGGTGCTGCTCCGGCTGTGGAATCGGGAAATCCGGCGGACAGTGCGGCAGCGTCCAAACCTCCTCGTTGTTGTTGACCGAGATGATAATCTTGTACACGCACCGCACCTCCTTATGTGTTGCCGAGCGCCGCCAGCACCTTGCGGCCGACGTACTCACCGACCTGTTCAGTGTACTCCCGGTTGCCAATCACGTTGCCCTGGATGGTGACGTTGACCGTCACGCTCCGACCGCCTGCCGCCTTGACAGACACATCATGCGGGATGATCTGCGTGCCGCTCGGCAGGTTCATGATCTCGCCGCCGCGCTCGTTGACACGGGTCAGGCCGCCGCGCCAGTAGGGCGTGCCCATGGCATTGCCGTCTAGATGATCGGCAACCCACGACACGGCATTCTTGCCGCCCTTGTAGATGGAGCCGAGGATCGGCACACTCTCGATCTTCTGGTTAAGCCACGAGAAGAAGCCCGCGACCTTTTCCTTAGCAGCCGAAAAAGCGCCCGTGATACTGTCCCTGATGCCGCCGAACGCTGTTTTTATGCTGTTCCATACCTCTCCGGCCTTGGCCTTTACGGTATCCCAGTTCTTATACAGCGCCACACCTGCGGCCACAACAGCTGCCAGGCCGAGCACGATCCAACCTATCGGCGTTGCTACAAATGCAGCGTTCAAAGCCCACTGGGCGGCCGTCAGAGCGGCAGTGGCACCGGTTGCCACGCCGGATGCTACGGCACTGGCGACCATGCCTGCTTTGTTGACAACCATCATGGCGGTATTATGGATCCACGCCGCGCTGGCAACGCCCAAAGCCGCCGCCTGCTGCACCAGCCAAACCACACCGCCGACAGCTTTGTGCGCCAGCAGCGCGGCCTTATTGGCGATAATACACGCCGTGTTGACACTCCACTCGACTGCGTTGGTCATCAGCGTAGCAATACTGCCCACAATCCAGTGCAAACCGCCAACCGCCTTATTGGCAATCAATGCGGCTGTATTGGCACCGACAACAACAGCCGAACGAACCCAGCAGTACATCTCCGTGCGCTTTAGGGCGATTAACAGCTTGAGTGTTTTGAGGAATCCGCCGATAGTCTGTATCGTCGTGATTGCGCCAGCCGCAAATGCAAGCATTTTGCCGACACCCCACACAACAGCCAGCTTTTTCAGCGTGCCGATCAGCGTATCCGAGTTGTCGCGCACCCACTGCAGTGCCTCTCCGGCCTTTTGCAGTGCCCGTGCGAACTGCTCATCGAACTGCTTCTGCAGCGAACTTAAATCGAGCCCTTCAATCCACTGTCCGAATGCTTCTGCCTTTCGCTGCACCCAATCCAGCATAGAGCCGGAGCGGATGGAACCGTCCTCGGCGGCACCGGCCAGCACCCACAGCTGATTTTTAACCTTGGAACTGGTGTCGCCTACCTTAGCGAGCATCTCGTCCAAGGTCGCATGGTTTCGCCGTGCATTGATAACCTGCTGGTTGTTCGCATAGAAGCTGTCAGCGGCCTTGTCATAGGTCTTGGAGAGCGTATCCATGATCAGCTGATTGCGCTTGGATACGTCGGTCGTCTGCTCCAGCTTGGCGTTAAAATCGTCTTCCATGATGCCGACCCAGTTGAGCGCATCCGCGAAAACGCCGGTCACCTTGCCTGTGCGTGCAGTTTCGTTTGCGGACTCCACAAGGCCCTCAATCGGCAGCGAATCGCCAAACGTGCCATGCACGCCTGCGGCGATGCGCGTCCACTTGGTTACCTCTTCCTCGTTCTTCGCCATGTTGGCGAGCAGCTGCGAGGCTTCGGTTGCGGTATCCGTATCGCCCAGAATGGCGTAGAAATTACGATAGCTCTTTCGAGCCGTGTCTGCGGAAAGACCTGCCGCCTGGAATCCGGCGTTTAACTTGCCCTGCGCTACGCGGTATTCCTCGGTCGCGCCGTCAAGTGCAATGAACGCAGCGGTCATGCCTGCAACAGCCGCACCGGCAGCCTTGACACCCTTCTTTGCAAAATCCCCCAACGCCGTGAGCGATTTATTTTTGAATGCGACCACCTTGCGGGTGGCCTGCATCATGCTGTCATCAATATTCTTGCCGGATTTCTTAGCCGCCTTGGCTGCCGCCACCAGACCGCCCGACATCTCATCCTTTAGCGTCAGGACGGTATTGATTACTTTGTTTTTAGCCATTGCCGTCCTCCTCCTTTGGGTTGTACGCCAGTGCAATACCGGCTGCAATCAGCCACCGGCTATCCTCATACCAGCGCGCCCGGCCTTCCCGCAGCACTGCGCGGTCCGCAAGAGGCATCTGCCGAATAGTTTCCGGCGTTATGCCTCTCGGTGCGTAAAATGCTGCAAGGTCGAGCACCGGGTCGCGCTCGATCAGTTTTTTACGGTGTCGGTCCTCGTAGTGTCCGGTGTGCCGTCAGCGGTGCGCGGACCGATCAGGCCGAGCCAGCGATACAGCTTGCCGCCCAGCTGGTCAACCTCGTACGGCTGCATCAGCGTCCAGACGGTGTCATACGGGTCGGTAACACCCAGGGCCTTGTGCAGCTCCGGATCCTGCAGATCCGGACAGCAGTCATAGATCAGACTTGCGCAGGCGCGTACCGTGTCTGCCGCACTCTCGGACAGCATGGCTTCGGCATAGCTCAGCTTGGCATCCACGCTCGGCTGTACAAAGGTCAGCATTTCGCCGGCCACTTCAAACTGCTTTGCGTTCTTGCGGTCCTTTGCGCGCTGCTCGGCTTTCGCCGCCAGCGCATCCAGTAATTTCTTATCCATATACCATTTCCTCCATAAATTCGCCGGTCTCCTCGGCGGTCTCGATCCAGGTGAGCCGCAGCATGACTGCCAGCGTCTCGCCGTCTGCGTCGCAGGTAATGTCGTCCTCCGGGATGAGCACCACGTCCTGTACGGTCACGCCCTCCCGCAGAGCCGCGCGGATCGCGTCAGCGGCCGTGTTCAGCTCGTCCCGCGGGCGCGTGCCGTCGGCGGGATAAAAATAAATCTCGATGTCGCAGCCGGTCTCGGCGTAGTCGTCCGTGCCCATGCCGTCGGTCTGACCAACGTCAATGCGGTAACTGCGCCGCACCAGAGGCGCCTTAACGTCCTTGCGCTCACGCACAGCAGGCAGATTGGCGGCCTTGAGTGCCGCACTTACCACCGCACCGAGTGCGTCATCTATCTCTTTCCAATGGATCATAGATTGTTAATCACCTCGTCCAGAGCGTCCTCGGCAGCCTGCTGAAACTGCTCGTCAAAGCCTTTTGCGGCTTCCTCGAACACGTTCTTGCCGTCCTGCTTCTTACCGCGCGAACCGTCACGCGCTTTGGGCGTCCATCCCTTCTCGACCAGATGGCCGATTGGGTCATTGGAGTACACGCGGATACGCATTTGCCCCAGCTTGGTGTACACCCTGCCGCGTTTGATGCTTTTGTGGTAATGTCCGGCTTCGCGCTCGTACTTTTCACGCTTTACTGCGGTACGGTTGACTGACGCACGCGCCTGCTGAGCTGTCTTGCGGCGCAGCTTGCTGCCCTGATCTCGGAGCAGCTTTTTCTGTGCCTTCTCCAGCTCTTTCGGCTGTGCCAGTAGCTTTTCGGAAAAGTCAAACAGCTCCGAGCAGTCAAAACCATCACGAGCCATCGCGCATCACCTCTCCCTGCCGCAGTGTGCAGTAAATCTCCACCCAGCCACGGCGGTTATAGATCGGCAGCCAGTACGACACATCCAGCCGCTGACCGCGGATAATAAAGTACATCTCGAGGCACAGCTCCGGCAGGCTGGCGCTCCGGCAGACCACGCGGTGCGTGATCTCGGCACGCTCGGCATCGCCGGTCAGTGTTTCCGTGCGTCCGCTTGTCGGGTTGACGGCCGCCCAGATCGTTTTGACCTTGGTGTAGCAGTAGTCGGTCTCGCCGTTTGGCTGCTCCGTCGGCGTGGCAAGCCATACCTCGGCGCGATCGCGCAGATCACGCACCTGTGTTGCCATCGCCCGCACCTCCAAACGCACACACGAGTTTGAGCTGGTTTACCATCTGCCGCACGAGCGGCGGAACCGTAGCCAGGGCTGCGGCTGCATTGTCTGCACACTTACCCTCGTACTGGTTGAGCACCATTGCCTGCACAATGAGGTCATACATCGCCTCGTGGCCGTCACGAGTGATACCGCACTGCGCGAGATAGCTGTCGCTCATCTCCGCAAAGCCGGTCAGCTGCGCATCGTCATCATCGTAGTCAATGCGGCAGTATTGCTTGATCGCGGTCAGCCGCTCAGCGGTAATCATACGACCACCGCCCGGAGTTCTGCCTCAGCGATAGCGATGGCCCGCTTGCGGGCGGTGTTCAAATTGGACACCGGCGGCTGCGGCTCTGGCTCTTGGCTCTGGCTCTGTGCAGCGATGTACGCCGCACGCAGCTTGTCCATATCGGGGACAGCTCCGCAAGCGTTGTAAATGTTGTTGAGGTTAATCGGCTCGCCCGGCTGCTCCTCGCCGATGATCTCGTCAATCAGACCGGCGTCAAGCGCCGCACGGGCGCTGAGAAAGGTCTCGCGGTCCATCATGCGGCGCAGTGCGTCATGACTGGTCTTTCCGCCGACCTTGCTCTCGTACGCCGCGATAATGCTCTCGGTGATGCTCTCGAGCATCTGCACGCTCTCGCGGTGTACGCCCTGATTACCCTCAGTGACCGTGCTCGGCAGGTGGATCATCACCTGACCGACCGGCGAGCAGGCCGCCGTGTCCGCACCTGCCATCACGACAGACGCGGCAGAACCGGCAAGGCTCTGCACCTCGGCGCGGGTATGTACACCCTGACGGGACGCATTGCGCAGCAGGCTGTACATCTCAAAACCCGCAAAGACCGAGCCGCCGCCGGAGTTAATCTCCAGCACAAATTCCTCGTCTGCGGGATTTTCGGCAAGCGCCGACCGGATATCCGCCGGACAGGCCGCCGGGATACCCCACCAGCGCAGGATAGGCGCGTCACTGTCGGCCACAATGTGACCGTTTAAGCTGTATCTCATGCCGTGCCTCCTTACAGGGTCTCCAAAACCTCAAAGTTGCCGAACTTGAACGGAATTTCCTCCTCGGTCTTGGACTTCTTTTCAAACTTTGCGAGCGTGAACTCGTCAATCGTGATGTCGCTGTACGCTACGCGCTCCGTGCGGTTTGTGCCCGGCATGGTCTGGCTGGTGATGATGGTGATGGTCGGCATCTCGCCGGACTTATACGCCGCAGCAATCAGGCTCAGCACATCACTGTCGATCTTGAGCGTGGTCAGCGTGCCCTCGCCCGAGTAGCCGTTATATACACGGTAAGTAGCCGGATCACCACAGACATTGATTTCTTCAAAATCACCGGCAACCTTGGCCTCCACCGACTGCAGGGTGGTCAGCTTTTTGCCGTTAAACCACGCATGACCGCCGTTGCCGTGCATAATGCGATTGGGGTTAAATTCAGGCATCCTGTGCCCTCCTCTCTAAAAATGGGAAGGGCGGCAGCAGCGCCGCCCTTGTGTCAGTCCTTACGCAATGGTCAGAGATACCGCAGCAGCGGCCTCAGAATCGAACACCTGTGCGTCCAGACGGGTAATCGCGCGGACCTCGGTGCTGTTGGTCTTCCATGCGTTGCCGCCGATGTCGGTCGATGCGATCTCAAGCGGCTGACGGCGGAACAGGGTCGCGTACTGGGTGAAATCACCGCAGTAGATCGGCGCCTTGCTGGTCGCAGTCTTGAGAATGCCGTTGCTTACTACGGTAATGCCGCGGCCAAACAGCAGCTTGCCGGTCGAGCCGGTCGGATCAGGCTGCAGCAGCGGGCGATTATTGCCGTCCACCAGCTGGTCGAGGGCGTTAAAGCCGTCCTGATTGGTCACAAAGTGTGCCGTCGCGGAGATTGCCGGGTCGAGCGTCTTGTTAAGCGCAGTCTTCAGCACCTTTACAACGTCCGTCTCGGTCGCGGCTGCGGCGCCGGTGTCGAGCGCGGCGAGCTTTGCAACCAGCAGGTTATTTTCGGTGATGACCTGCTTCTTCGCCAGCCAGCGCGAGATGTACGCGAGCAGCGCCTCGTCGGTGTCGCGTAGCAGGTCGTTGGATACCGGCAGGATCAGCGCGTAGTCCTCGACCTTGTACGCAATCTTGCGAAATGCCGGCTTGTCATCCTGCGGAATGTCGTCCATCTCGGCAATCTTAGTGAAGCCCTTGGTCGGCGCGGTGTCTACCACGCGCGAGCCAGACAGGAACGATACATTCTCGACCGCAAACAGGTCGGACAGCGGCACCAGAGAGCGGCGCAGCTCGTTAATGCGGGTCTGGATGTCCTGCGGCACCAGCAGACCGCCGTCTGCCTCGACACCCTCGGTCATGGCACCGGCGTTTTCGGCTGCCATGGCACGGCGCAGAACGTCTGCGTTGCTCTCAAAGGCTGCACGCTGGCCGCGTGCCTGGGCGCGGATGCACTCCGCAAAGGCATGCACGCACTCGCGGCTGTTGACCGGCTCTGCCGCCGGAGGATCGGTGCCGCTGGTCGGTACGCCTTCCGGCTCTGCCGGTACATTCTCCTCGGCTTCCATGATTGCCTTTACGCGAGCAATCTCCGCATCAACGGCGGTGTTCTCTGCCAGCGCCGCGTCAAATGCGGTCTGGTCACCTGCCGCATCCGCCTGTCTCATGCGGTCTACAATGCCGCGCTTCTTAGCGAGCAGGTCAAGCAGTTTCTTCTTCATAGGTCTTGCCTCCTTAATTGTTGTTGTAGGTTATCCGGTCACGCCATGGTGACCGGGAAAATGAGATCGGTCATCGAGCCGAGAATCTTGACATTCGCGGTCAGGTAAACCGTCCGCTTGAACGGGTTGGCCTTAACGGTGTCATCGTCCCAGTCTGCAGCCTCGCTCTTGCCGGATGCCACCCACGCGGCACGCTGCGCGTCCACGTCGATGCTTGCCGCATTGGCGTAGTCCGGGTCAAGGATGCTCTGCTGCATCAGCTGCCGGAAGTAGCTGCTGTTGAGCGAGGCCACCAGCATCATCTGGTTGTCGCGGCTGTTGCGGTAGTTGCCGAGGTAGGTCTCGCGGAATACGGACGTAATGTCGTCGCGCATCATGTCCATCGCCTCGACCGTCTCGATAAACTGCATGTCCTCGGTCTGGGTCTGGCCGTTGGTCGTGGTCATCGAGTTAATTCCCTGTGCCACGCGCACATTGCCGTCCTCATCGTTGACAAGAATAAACTTGCCGCTGCCGAGTGCCGCGTCGTTGTCCTCGACCTCCTGCACCTCGCTGAGATTGCTGCACAGGTAGTTGGTGCAGCCGCGGGTGACGTTGCACACCGCGAAGATACCGAGCAGGCTCGGCAGATAGGTCACGCCGTCTTTCTTGCCGCGGTCATCCGTGTAAGTAACCGACTCGTTGACAAAATTGACAACGTGCATATCGTCCGGTGCGGTGGTCAGGTTGTAGCAGACCGCCTTATAGGTCTTGTGCTTGGTGCCCGCCTGCGTCTTGACCCATGCAGACAGCGCCAGACCATCATCTGCACTCTGACCGGCAATGGTCAGCCAGCCGGTCTTGACGCGCTTGCCGATCTCGGCGAGCGTATCTGCCAGAGCGCCGTCCGCGTCACAGCGGAACACATGCGCCTGATACGGTGCAAAGCCCAGCATGTCGCAGATGGCAGCATAGTTGTCTGCGGTGTACAGGCTCTCGTCCGCCTGCGCGGCGCTGAGGTCGCTGTACTGCTTATGGGTAAAGCTCTTGTCGGTGTCGTCTCTCACGATCAGGATTGCGACACCGCGCTCGCTGCGGCCGATCAGGCTCACAGCACGCTGCTCAAACGTAATGTCGATTTTAGGCATTGTGATTGCCATTATGGGGTCACTCCTTTCTGTTCCTCGCCGTCCGCTCCGTTGCGGCGGCGGCTCAGGTCCCGCCAATCCTCCAGCGGGACGTAGTTAAGGCTTGCCAGACGGTCATCGCCGCCGGGCACGTCCGGCAGGTCCTCGAGTGCTCGGATGTCGTCCACGCTGTACGCGCCGATCTCGCGCATGGATTTGTACCACGCAGCCCGAGCCGTCCAGTCTCCGCGCAGCTCGCCCATCATGTTGCGGCGCAGCTGCAGGCCGCGGCTGCACTCGCTCTCAAGCAGCAGCTTGTGTGTGTCCTCCTGCTCGTGCTCGCTGACGATTGGCGACAGCGTGCGCTGGATGTACTCGATCGCCGCCTGCGTGTTGGCCGCGTAGCTCTCCTTGCCCGCGCCCAGCTTGTAAAACGGGATGTTAAATAGCCGGGCAATATCCTCGACACTGGCGGCCTTGGACTCGATAAACTGCGCGTCGCGGTTGGTTGCGGTCAGCGGCGTGTACTTGAGGCCGTTATCCAGCACCGCAATGCGGTAAGCGTTGTCCGCTCCGGAGTGGATGCTTTCCCACTCGGCTCGGATTTTGCTCTTGATGTCCACTTTCTCGCCGCCGATGGTGGTCGGCCTTGGCGAGAGGTCGGTGTCGGTGGTCAGGATGCCGCTCACCTGTCCGCCGTTGCGGTAGTAGTTGCTCTCGTACCGCTGCGCCTGCAGGGCCGCCTCAATGGTCTCGGCACCGCGGCGCAGATAGCTAATGCCCTCAAGGCCGTCTGTGCTGAATGCCTTGTAATGCAGCACATCGGTCGGCCAGAACTTGCGGTACTCGTTAGTCTTGGGGTTGATGCCGACATACCACAGCTTGGCGTTGGTGTCGAGGATCGGCAGCATGTAGCCCGGCGCGATCGGCAGCAGCTCCACCGGCTGTCCCCACTTGTCGCGCAGGATGAGCGCGTAAGCGTTGCCGTAAGCAATACGGCGGCTCTCCATCAGCTTGTGATAATCAAAGGCGGTCAGGGCCTCGGTCGGTCTGCCGGTCAGCAGCCGCACCGCCGGATGGTCGGGCACCCGCTCGCGAGTCTCGCCGTCCATCAGGTAGATCGGCATTTTCGCCACGCTGTCCGAGATAATCTCGATACAGGCGTTGACGGCAGGCAGTTTCATGGCCTGCATTTCCTTGCCGCCGAACAGGGTGCTGCCGCCCGTGCTCCATCCGGTCGGGTCGTCCAGCGTCAGCGTGGTCTGACCACGGATGCGGTGTAAAATCTTATCTGCGATCATTGCTGCACCGCCTTACACGACCATCAAAATCGACAGCAAGATAGCGAGCACACCGCCCGCGATTGCGGCCAGCGGCGGCCAAATCGTGTAGAGTCCAACCATAATAACAACCACGCCGCCCAACAGCAGAGCGTCAGACAGCAGCGCGACTACGATTTTCTTCATCATTCACTTTCCTCCTCTGTCGGTGCGTCATCCTCCGGCGCGTCAACCAGATTATCCAGCAGTGCACACTCGCCTGCCGTCGCAATGCCGAGGTACGCCATCAGCGCCGCACGGCCGTAATCGTCGGTGCCGTTGTCGCGCTCCCAATATTCGGTCGCCTCGCGCCAGGTCATAGTGCGGTGCTCAGCGTTCACACCGCTCGCAATCAGGCGGATATCCTCCGCTTTGCTGATGTAGTCGATGCGTTTTTCTTTCTTTGCCATCTCTCTCACCCCTTTCCGAGCAAAAATTAAGAGCCGACGAGACAAATTGCTCGTTGGCTCTGGCTCTCAGGCTCTGGCTCTCTACCGCTTTCCCGCGTCGGCTCTGTTAAATTGGTTTCCGGTGCTCTGACGGACGCGGCGGTGTTCCGCTCCCGCCGTGCCCTGCGCAAAATTATTTTGGAGGTTGTTTCTCGGGCAGCTGCTGCCGCCCGTCACAGCACCGGAGTGCTGTTGTTACTTTTCCGCCTGTTTCTGCCGTGCGCCTGTTCGCTTGCTGCTGCACAGCGCACAGGTCCGGCGGTTGTCTCTCGGCGGCCGCTTGCCACAGATAACGCACAGACCGGCAGCGTATCGAGCGTCACGCCGCTCGCGCTGTTTCTCGGTGGCTCGCTGAGAGTATTCCTTGCGCTTCTCGGCGGTCAGCTCGTTAAAATACCGCAAGGTGCGCTCCGTGTTTTGAGCCGCACACGCGGCGCAGGTCGTGCGGCCGCGGCGTGCTTTAGCCTTGCGGCAGCGGACGCAGATGCCGTGTGTCTTATACCACTCATACTCCTCGCGGTCATACATCGGCGCACTCTCCGCCGCACGCCGCATAGCCTGCAAGGTCGATAAAGCTGTCTCGCGTGCCCGAACCGCCTGCAATACGCGCAATCTTGAGCAGCGCCATCATCATGGCGACATCGGTTGCGTCGATATACACACAGCCCGCCTCATCCACGCACGCGCGACTGAGGTATGTTTCCCAAAATTCCGCGATCGTCTCAAAATTGTCCTCCGGCGTGCCGTAGTCCTGCTCACGCTCGCCGCAGACACACTGCTCGGCACGGTGCAGCACCTCGGCGCGGGTCAGACGCGGCATCTCACCGCCACCATAGGTACAGTCGTCCTCGGTCTCTATCGGGTCCGGTTCCACGAGAATGCCCTCGCTCGCCGCCGAGCCGAGATATTCAGCAAGCGTCGTCTGCAGCTTACGCAGACGTTCCTGCAAGTCGGGACTTTCCGGCGTCTGCGCCATCATTGCGACGGCAGCACCGCGAATTGTGTTGAATAAATCCACAGACCTCGTTGCTTTGTTGATTGTCATTGTCAAAACCTCCATAATTTGCACCATCCGGTGCTCTGACGGACGGGCGAGGTACAAGAGGACAAACCCTCGCCGCCGCCAAAAGAAATAGGTAAGGTGTTTCGGGTGGGTCGCCCGTCACAGCACCGGATTTTACTTTTTGTCTGCGGTGTTCAAACTGGACACCGCCTTGCGCATTTTCTTGTGCGGACACTCCCGCACCTGGCCTGCCCGCCGCCATGCGCTCTCGCAAAAGCCCTGGGCGTTCAGCATCGGGCACATAGTCGGACAGATTGTTCGATTTTGCATTGTTCTTTCCTCCTGCGCTCCGGCGGACGCACCCACTCGTCTGCATTCCGGGTGCACCCGCTTGTATCCTTGCCACTCTGACGTGGGGGACGGCGTAATGGCTGACCACCGTCCGCCGCAGCGCAGGAAGCTGTCCGAGGCTCTGACGGACCGGCCTAAAAATCAATCTTAGACCCGTCCGCCACAAGCATAAAGGGGAATCTTGAGTGGACATTTCTGCCCGTCACAGCTTCGGACGTATTTCTCACGCCTTCCGGCGCTCTGCCCGCTCGCGCAGCATTTTGCTGAGCGGGTCCTCGTCGGCCTCGTCCTTGGGCGGCTCCGGCATCACCAGCCGGCAGCGTGCCGACACGCTCAGACCGAGCGCCGCCGCACAGCTCTGGCACTGGCCGAAATAAACGTTTGCCGTCTTGGTCCAGCTGCCCGCCTCCTTGGCGTCGCCCTGCTCGATCGCACGGTTCGCCCAGTCCTGGGCGTTCTGCCACGCCGCCCGCGCGATAAAATAACGCGCGAGCATGTCGTAATCGAGGTCGGAGAAGATATGCAGCGCCACCAGCTTTTTCGCGGTCAGCCGGTACTCGTCCGCCATTTCCTGCGGCAGGTACTTGGGCACCGTGATGCGTTTCGGCTCCTTGGCCCGCACCTCGCTTTTGGCTTTTGCCTCGATCTCGGCGTTTGTACGGTGTCCTGCCATGCGCTTTCGCGCCTGCTTGATGTCCACCGTCCCGTCCGCCTCCCGCGGGATTGGCTTGCTTGCTGGCATATCTCTCACCTCTCTCTCAAATTTACGCTCCATTGGGAAAAAATCTCGCACGAATGGGGGGCTGCGGTCAAGAGCGCCCCGCCGCAAAACTTTCCAAGGGTGGGGGGACTCCGAGAAATCTTGAGATTTCTCGCCAAGTTCGCGCACACCCACCTGCCCGCGCCCGTCCAAGCCTTCTGCCTTTCAGCGCCGTTTAGTCTTGCCTTTAGCCCTGCTTTCGGCCATGGTCTTTGCGCTGTGGCAGCTGTGACACAGGCTTTGCAGGTTGCTTGGGTCGGTAAAGCGCTGCCAGTCTCCGTTGTGCGGCTCGATGTGGTCAACGTCTGTCGCTCGGACTCGGCGGCCTTGCCGTGCGCACTCGCGGCACCACGGCTCACGCAGCAACTGTGCCGGCCGCAGGTTGTCCGTCCAGATCGGCAGGCTGTACCAGCCACGCCACCGGCGGCTCTCTGTGCTGCGCCGTGCGCTGTCCTTGGGTCTGTGCTTGTCGCAGTACCCGCACCGCACCAACTCCCGGCAGCCGGGATGCAGGCACGGCCTCAGCGGCTTACTTGTCATACTCGAGCATGTCATGCAGGGCGGACTCGGTAGACGTGATGATGCTCTTGAGCCGGCAGATGCGCACCGTCAGTTTGTAGCGCTTCTCAAAGCTCGGTTCAAGCTCACGCTCCCGCAGCAGATCAAGCCGCCGCTGACGCAGCCGGTCGAGGTTGCGCTTGTACTCAGGTATCATCTCGCGCACCGTTTGCACGACACTCACCGCCTTTCCGGCAAAAAATAAAAGCCGAACAAACCACACCCATCTCTGGTGCAGTTTATTCGGCTCTGGCTCTCAGGCTCTGGCTCTTCCCGTCATACGTGATGACAGTCTCAGTTCTGCAGAATTTGCAGAACAGCGGAAAATTCCGCAACACTGTGCGTCCCTTGATTGCGACCACGTTGGTCGGCCGCTTGCATCGCGGGCACACAAGTTTTATTCTTTTGTCTTGATTATACACCTTTCGTCCTCCTATGTCTACCCGTTCGCTTTCGTTTCTCCATCCTCGTGTCAAATGTTATAGAGCATTCCAAGCCAGCAACAACGCGCGTGCGTGTGCGCGTTGCGTGTGTATTATAATAGGTATTTTTCGGCATTAAATATTTCACAAACCGGCAGGATGCAATCTCATTTCTGCCGCCGCCCTCATCGAGCACCTGTGCTCCGGGCGGTGCATCAACGGTCGTGCCGTCGTCCACCCATGCATAGGTTGTGACCGGTCGGTCAAGGTTGCGCGATCCGACAAACTGTTTCTTGCCGTTGAGCGACGCTTCTCTCCGCTCTTTGGTCAAGTAGCCTGCCCAACCGTCGTATCCACGCTCTCTAATATAGTTGAGCTGGATATCGTCACCCCAAACCCAGAGTGACCGCATCAGCTCCAAGTCACCGCCTGCGGCGTTGATGATAATGTGCGCGTGCGGGCGGTGGTCACCGTGTCGCCCCTCCAAAATATAGATGTATTTCAGCTCTGGCAAGTCTCGTGCTTTGCGGTAGGCCCGCATCTGCGAGAACACTTTGCCGAGGTGCTTGCGTGTCACATCGGCGCTGTCCGGCAGGTCCGCATCTCGATAGGTGACGGTCAGCACCAGATCGGTATCGTCAAAGTTGGTCGCCATCAGCATTTCCAGTTTACGCTGCGCCGTGTTGGCGTTGGTGCGTTGGATCTGTTCCTCCGTCACCTCGCGGATGCGCTTGCGCTCCTGCTTGCTGGCGTTCGGCCGCGGCACCGTGTAGGTAATGTCCCACACAAGCCGTCCGGCTCGGATTGTCTTTCTCCTCTTCATTCAGTCCTCCCGGTGTTCAAATTGAACACCACAGCGGACGAGTTTCCCCGTCCGCGTGTAGTTTTATAGAATATCCGCGATTTTACGATTTGTCAATCGTTATTTTATCCTTATCGTCCTCTCAGCCTTTCGGATAAGCGTCTTTCTTACTCTTTGTGCGGATTCGCTCAAAGGCAGCTTCGACCAGTTCACGCCAGAATTTGCAATGTGCCGCAATTTCAAAAATCGTTTTGCTGCCGATAAACAACAGACACCAGAGTAAGCCAAGTGTAATAATAAATCCACCTAAAATCACAGCAGCACAAACATAAAATGCTGAGATTTTAGTAGCAATATCGAGAACTTTAGTAGCAATAACAAAAATCATCATCTTCCGCCTCCTTATAGATTTCAGCAATCCGCTATTGTCTCAGCATCAAACATATAATACCAACGACTACTACCATCCAAACAACTACAACCTCTTCATGACTCATCATTCGCACCTCCGTCCATCTTTGCCCCGCACACAGGGCAGTAATTCCAGTTGTTCAGGTGATACTCACTCTCTGTCAGTGCGCAGCCGCAGTTGGTGCACCTGACAGCTGCGGCACCACTCGGGAACGTATATCTCCCGGAATCATCCCACCGCCCATGCACCACTGGAGCAACATCGGCGGCTGGCGGCGAGGCAACAATCTCCATTGCCATGGCACCGTCGGAACCGTCCACCCATTTCGCCGCCATCACCGCTCTTATGGCAGTATCCCGCTTAATGTACTCAGCCATTATTCCGGGAACACCTCCGTCCACGAGCTGACGAGGATATTTGCCTCGCATGCTTCATCGTCCAGATCCGGGAAGAACCACTTGCCGCCGCGGTAAACATACTCACCGTAGCGATTAGCGCAGCCGCACAGCTTGCACAAAACCCGAGCACCTTCCGGCGGCTTTTCCTCGGTGTACTCACGCCAAACGCTGCCGCTCTCCCGTCCGCAGATCATCTCGAACGGGTCAATACCGACCCACTCGGCCAGATCAAAAAGCACGTCGATGCCTGGCACGCTGGTTCCGAGCGGATCCGGCCCCCATATCCAAGTTGAGCTATACCGAGCGCGAAAGCCTTCCAAGTCACTAAAGTCTCGGATGTCTTTGCACGCCAGCGCAAACCGGATGTTGCGCCGAGCCTTTGCCAACGGCGAGGCGTTAAACTTTGCAAGCTCCTGCTTGTGCTTCTCCTCACGCTCAGCTTTGCACTGCTCCCGATCAATGCGCTGCTTGACCTTGCCGCACACGCGGTCACAGTTGGCGGCAAGTGAGCACTCATGGCAGCAGCCCTCGCAGTGCCCGTCTTTGACCCATGCGGCACGCTTGTCCGCTCCGGTGCAAGGCTCTATGCCGGGCGATGCCTCCGGGCAGGTCAGCGGTGTAAAGTCAAATTCCGCCGCCTTGCGATGCGCTTTAATTTTCTTGGCGTCTAAATTCCAATAGCGGTCCTTGTACGCGCCGTGCAGCTCCCTTTGCAGGTCCGCATCGCACTGGCTCAGCTCGTAGGCGGCGCTGTCGTTAATGCGGTGCTCCCGAAACAGCTCTTTCCACTCGTCGGTCAGGCCGTTGTCGATCGCCTTCGCCCTGGCGATCTGGGATTCTGAAGTTTTGAGCACCTCGGCAACATAACTGCGCAGCTTGCCCGGCAGCTCAACCACGCCGCGCGCTTGTAGATCCTTGAGCGCGGCCTCAATCTCCTTTGCCGCCTGACCGGTGAACTCAGCGGTCAGACCGCCGCCGCCGCGTGCCATGGTGTTGGTCCAGTGCAGGATCAGCACCTGCAGGGACGGGTCAAGATCAGCGTCAAGCACAATGCAGGGAGCGGTCTTGCGGTCGAGCAGCGCCAGTGCATTCCGGCGGCGATGTCCGGCGAGCAGCAAGTACCCGCCCTCGGCCTTGCGGCGCACTACAAGCGGCTGCTGCAAGCCGATGACCTTGATGGACTCCGCCAGCTCGTCAATGCCGGTCTGCGCGTAGCTGTTGTTCTCGTTTTCTTCGATTTCGGTGAGCGGAATCTGCTCCACCTGCATCTCGCCGGTGTCCGATTTGGACACCGCCTCGCCCATCAGCTCCGCAAGATTAAATTTCCTTGCCATCTCAAAGCACCTCCATGAGTTCTTCCACCCATGCTCGGTAGTCGCGGGCGGCCGCCGAGGTCGGAGACCAGCGCGTGACCGGCTGTGCGGCGTAGGTGCTCTCGGTCACCTTGTCGGTGCGTCTGATCTTTTGCGTAAACAGCTGAATCGGGCTGTGCTCTCGCAGCCAGTCCTCGCTCTGGCGCGTTGCGTCAGCGTTGTGCCAGATGGTCAGCAGACCGCGAACACTGCGCTTGGCAAGGCCGGTGCTCTGCACACTGGCAATCTGATCGGCAAGCAGCCGCATGCCGGCCATCTCAAACGCGCCCGGCTTGATCGGCACGAAGACCATATCACTGGCAGCAATCGCCGAGATGCACGGCAAGCTGAATGACGGCGGACAATCGAAGATCATCACGTCGTACGCATCATCCTCGACCAGTGCGTCACGCAGATCGGCGTACACGCGAACCGCCTGCTTGCGGTCAATGTCGGCGTCCAGATCAACCGAGGCGAGCTGCATGTCGGACGGGACGATGTCAAGATCACGGTAAATGGTGTGCTGGATGACGTCCTCGTAGTAGGCCGTGCCGCCGTCGAACAGGTCGGCCGTGCTGCAGGCGTCAGGTACTACGCCGATGTACTGGCTGGCGTCACCCTGCGGGTCGCTGTCTACCAACAGGACGCGCTTGCCATAGTCGGCAGCCAAAATGCCTGCAAGGTTTACGGCGGTGACCGTCTTGCCGACGCCGCCCTTCAAATTCACTATGCTAATCGTTTTCAAGATGTTTTCGCTCCTTTTTCGTGTTTCAGTGGTGTTATTTCGTTCGCGGACCGTATTTCCGCATCGTAACACCATGCTTTTCGAGCACCGCTCGCACCGTTTTGCTTGAGCGGTGCATACTTGCCGCCACAATTGCAAGCGGCATTGTCTCGTACATTTCGCAGATTTCCTTTTCTTCCTTGTCCGTCAACGGTATGCGCGGACCTCCGGCCGGTCTGCCGCCGTTCGGCGGCGCAGGCTGGACTTCCTTGTGGGCCACGCCGCGTGCGTCGCGGTTCGCTGTGTAGACAGTTTCACGGTAGCTATACGGCACGCCAAAGACTCCGGTGCCGGAAACCTCAACCGTTTCGTAGATGCCCTTTGGGTGCCGCCAGATGACGCGGCGCTGCTCAGTTACCATTTTCCGCTCCCGCTCTCTGCATCAGCTGCTCATAGTCTTTCTTGATTATGCCAGACCCGATCAGAGCCATGATATACTGCATCGCCTTGTCGGCAGTCTCGTCATTCGTCGCCTGGCAAACTACGCGATACAGCGAGATCAACGCACGGCGGATGTCATCACCCAAAATCTTTCCGTCCGCGAAATCAAATTTGCATTCGGCCTGTATTCCGTTAATTTTAATCTCAATCATGCTGTTTCTCCTTCCGATTTCTCTTGATGTATCTCAGCACCGCACCGATGGCCTCGGCCCTCTCATGGTACTCCCGCCGCATTTCCGGCGGACAGACCTTACTCTGTGCGTACAACCGGCGACGCTCAAACCGCAGGCGCGGGATTGCTTTGCTTAATCTCATGCTGTTGCATCATCCTCCATCATGCGTAATTTGGACTGGTAAAAGCCTTGCCACTGGGCGAGGAACCGCTGCTGCGAGCCGCAGAACCAGAACGGGATAGACCCTCGGCGGCCGCCCTTGTTTTTGACGATCTCGATCACACGCAGGCGGCCTGCTTCCAGATCGGCGGCTTCCTCGTCACTCTCTACGTCCTTCTCGGACGGGTAGTCGAGCAGCATGACCACATCGGCGTCCTGCTCGATCTGGCCGGAGCCGCGCAAGGCTGCCATGCCCTCGCCGCCTCGGCTGAGCTGGCTGAGCGCGATCACGCACACGCCGCTTTTGGCGAGCCGCTGCAATGCGGTCGTAACCTCGGTGATGGTCTCGTACTCCTTGCCGATGTGCTTGGGATCGCTCGACCGGACAAGCTGCAGATAGTCCACCACGATGATGTCCGACTTGTTTCGGCAGGTCACGGCGCGAATCTCATCGACCGTAACGCCGGTTGCCTCGTAAAAGTGGAAATTCCGGTCGGCCAGTTTGCGCTTGGCCTCGACCAGTGTGACTGTTTCGGCCTCCTCCAGATTGCCGGACTGGATGTGTGCCAGGTCAACACCGGCCTGCGCCGCCATGATGCGGTCCTCGACCGTCTCGCTGTCGGTTTCGAGTGAGAAAAACGTGACGTTGTGCTTCTCGGCCATATGTAACGCCACCTGCAAGGCAAATGCAGTCTTGCCTGCACTCGGTCGAGCACCAACCACGACATAGTGCTTGGGTTTGACCTTGACGTAGCGGTTCAGTTCGTCAAATCCCCAGTCGAGGTACTGCCGCTCAGTGCCCATGCGGCCGTAAAAGTCGGTCAGCAGATCGGTCATTGTGCTGCTGCGCTGGTCGTTGTCGTCCGCGACCACGCTGTTCATGCACTCGATCTTGCCGATGAGTTCTTCCATCGGCAGACCGGCGAAATTCCCATCCAGCGCCTCACGGAACAGCTTTTGCAGGCGGTACCGGCGGGACAGCTCGAGCAGCTTGTCCACATACGCGCCGCAGTACCGCGCCGACGGCGTGATCTGCTCCAGCTCCTTGAGCCATGTTGCAAACTCAGAGCCGCAGGCCGCCTTGACGGTCAGCGGGTCGATCACATCGCCGCGGCCGTACATCGCTCGGCAGGTCTCGAAAATCTGCCGCGAGATGCCGGTGACGAAATCCTCGGGCCGCACCCGCGTAAACACCAGCGAGGCATTTACCTCGGCGTCCGCGATCAGTGTGCCGAGCACGCTGTTCTCGGCCTCGTTATACAGGTCCATCATTTCAGCCATTTGCGTCCGCCTCCCTTCTCGGGCGGCTTAGCTGCCGCCGGATTGTCATACTTGCCCTCAAGCACCTTGACGAGATTGCTCTCGAGCAGCAGCCAGTCAAAATCCGCCTTCCAGTGGCGGTCGTTTTGGCCGGTACAGAAGCTGCTCGCCTGCGCCTTGCGGAACACCTCGTCGAGCTGCTCCGGTGTGTAGCCCTTGCCGTAGATCAGGCGCACCGCTCGCCGGCGTTTGTCCGTCAGCCGGACGACTCTCGGCAGGCTTGTGCAGATGGCGTTGTACCGGTCAACGACCTGCTGGGCTTTGCTTATTTTCGTCTTATTTGACTCTTCTTCTATTTGTGTATTATTTTGTTCCTTAATGATTTCACCGTTCGGTGAAATGTCATTTCCGTTATCGGGTAAATCCATTTCACCGTTTGGTGAAATGGATTTCACGGTTTGGTGAATGGGTAAACGGCTCTCGTCAATGGCGTAAAAAGTCGTCCGGTCATAGGAATTTTTAGAGTAATGACCGGTCAGCAGAACGCCGGCTTTTTTGAGGTCGCGGATGATGCGCTCAATCTGCCGACGAGTCCAGAACGGGAACAGTCGTTCCAGTGCGGACAGGCTGTTGTATGTCCAATAGCGGCCCTCGTAGAAGTGCCGCTCGTTAGCGGCATTTTTCGCAATCCAGTATTGCATATGAGAGATAAAGGTCGCGCAATCCGTCCCGAATTTTTCTGCAACATCACCGTCAAAGTGATAGGTCATGTGTCAACCTTCCCCTCCTTTCGCTTCTCGCTCAGCATGATGCTTGCCTTGTACATGTCGATGTTCTGGCGCAAGTGATGATACAGACCGACCATCACCAGAAATTCAGCCAGTTCTCCCGGTCGGCTGCTCTTCTTCTCTGCCAGCTCCGCGATTTCTGTCCACAGCTCGTCAGGGATTGGCAGCCGCACGTCTACCTCATGCATCGCGCACACCTCCCAACAACAGCGCCAGACCGACCACTCCGACCAGCACCGTACCCCACAGCGGCAGCGTGCCGTTGTCCGTCAGTCCGGCCGTGAGCAGCAGCAGCACAAAGCCGATGCCGACCATGTGCGGGCGCACGCCCGCACAGCCGCCGTTCAGCACCTCAAAATCCGGTACTTGACGCTTAACTGCTGCCGTGGTATAATAATCATAAGATGTTTTCGCATTTGCGCTTGCTACGGTTGCCGCCGTGCAGGCGCTTTTTCTTTGTTCATTTTTCATTTTCCTGCTCCTTTTGTGCAAAAATCGAGTTCCAGTGCCGCTGTTACGATCTCATGCAGTTCCCGCATGATTGCGTCGTACAGCGGCTTTTCGTTTGTGTCGATCACGCCGTCCTCGCTGATCAGCAGCAGGTCATCGAGCCGCCCTGTCTTGGCGAAGCTGCCGATCAAACGGATCAGCCGCATGGTTGCGCACTCAAGCGACTTGTGACCGACCTGCGGCAGCACTCCAGCGAGATCACCCGACTGGATATGCTGATAGCATAAGTACGGGAAATCGTACAGCTGCGCCATGCGGAGCACCGTGCTGTCCGGTGGCCGACGGCGATCCTGCTCGTAGGCCCCGAGGCTTTCAACCGACAGATCCAGTCGCTCGGCGGCAACTTCCTGCGTCAAACCTTTCAGCTCGCGTGCAGATTGATAGATATTTCTGTTCTCTCGCACACTGGTTTCCTCCTTTGCCGTGCGTTACAATAATTACACAATGTAACCGATACGCTGTTGCCGCAGCGCTTCTGTGTCGGCCTGCTCCTTTGCTTTTTCAAAACGCAGGACTTCATCCTGGCGGACCTTCCAGCCTGCAATTTTTACTGCTGACAGTTGGCCGCTTCGGAGCAAGGTGCGAACGTATGACGGCGAGCACATCCAGCGCTCGGCAAGCTGATCGACAGTCATATACTTGTTCGATGCCATTTAGACTACCTCCTTTTCGCCTTTGTACAGATCGTCCAGCGTGCAGCCGAGCAATTTAGCGATTGCAGGCAGCATCTCGGCGCGCGGAAACGATTTTCCGGTTTCCCACATAGCAATTCTGCCGCGCGCTACGCCGAGCGCGTCAGCCATTTGCATCTGCGTCAGACCTTTGCGCTCACGCAATTTTTTTATAGCAATCATGCTTGCACCTCCTTGTCAGTTTCACTGACATTATAATAACGCTTCCCATGTATTTTGTCAATATAAAAAACAATTATTTTTCTACTGCTGTTGTTTTGTCAATTATATTGACGTATAATAATGGTATATGAGAGTGAGGTAGCGCAGTGAATAGAGTTAAGGAATTGCGTAAAGAGCACAAAATTACGCAAGAGAAGTTAGCGGCATCGCTTGGAATATCGCGCAGTGCCGTAGCTATGTATGAAACCGGCAAGTGCGATTTAAGCAATGAAATTTTAATTGCTTGTGCATCCTTTTTCGATGTTTCTACCGATTACCTTCTCGGACAATCGGACATAAAAAAAGCGCCCAGTACCGAAGTACTAAGCGCAACTCCCGAGGCACAAGCCCTGCGAGAAATTATGGAGTCCCTATCGCCTGAGGATCGGCAGCGGGTGCTTGATTTTGGTCGCGGTCTTGCTGCAACTTCGCAGCATAAGCCCAAACAGCCGAAATAAATGCTGCTGGCATCGACTGTGCGGTTGCAAGCCGCATGATCTCATCAAACTCTCTCATGGCAATCCTCCTCGGGAAAAATCGAACACCTGTTCGCATTTCCAATAATACACCGTATGTTGGATTTTGGCAAGAGGGAAAATCTATATCTTGTAAAAATACAAAGGAAGCGTGTTCAAATCGGACACCGAAAGGCGCTTGTATATGATTACTCCTAACACATGGGTCAGCGTTTCCGATCCAGAGGAACTTCTGGCATTATCAAAGAAACTCAAGCTGACACCCAAAACATTTACCGAACCCAAGCCGCTTATTTATAACGGATTTTTCGTTGATTCTCCTGCTTCATGCAAACTTGTTGGCTATAAAGACGATTCTTTTGTTGTAATTGATGTAAATGGTCAGCTGCACACTGTACACATAGATTGCCTGTTGGATATGCAATCCTCTACACGCAGTAAACACACTCCAACAGAGAACCTTGCACCTGCAAATTCTGCATCTTCTGTTTATACGGTTATTGATATTGAAACCACAGGATTAAGCCGGTATAATTCTGAAATCATTGAATTTGGTGCTCTAAGAATTGAAAACGGAAAACCTGTCCGCAGCTTCTCACAGTTGGTTTGCCCCGTTTCTCCGATTCCGCTCGATAGCATAGAAGTCACCGGCATCACCAACGAAATGTTGGCAGAACAGCCCCCTATCGAAACCGCACTGCCTGCATTCCTTGATTTTATTCAGGACTCACCTATCATTGGTCATAATATTTTGGCGTTTGATTTGCCTATCATCAATCGCATCTGCACAGAGAATGATCTGCCTCCAGTAGAGAATCCCTGTTGCGATATGCTACCTCTGGCCCGTGATTGTATGCAAATATCTCATTACAATCTTTCTTTTATCGCAGAACAGCTTCAAGTAGAACTCGGTCAGGCACATCGCGCCTTGGGCGATTGCGAAACCACATATCGGTGTTTTGAAGCTCTGCAAAAGCGATACAATCCCAAAATTATTTGGCAAAGCGCTAATATACTTCCACTTGAACACAAGGAAAAAAAGTCCAATAAATCACATATCACAGCAAAGCAGTTCTCGTATTACAGATCAAGACCCAAAGCAAAGGATATTCATCCCACTGTCGATATGTTTGACCCTGCACATCCGCTGTATGACTTAACCTGTGTTATCACAGGTGAAATGCAGAACATGGATCTTCATGATGCTATGCAATGTATTGCAGACTGTGGCGGACATAATGCCGATAGTATTACCCGCAAAACTGACCTGTTGATTATTGGTGCAAACTCTGATCCGAATCATAAAAGCGGCAAAATCACTAAAGCTGAAGAATATATCGTTAAGGGTTTTCCAATCAAAATTATCACGGAAGCCGAATTTTTGCAGTTGCTCAATAACCAGTCCGATTGTTTGGATAACAAACCGCTCTCTGAGCCTGAGCGTATTATGCAGGAGTTCCTGTCTGTCATCCAGCAGGCTGATCCTCGCTATGATTTACGGAAGATTTCGCTTCAATTTCGTACACCCAAATCATCCCAGCCTTATTACGCAATTGAATGTTTTGGGCAATCCTGTATGACCTTCAAAGGAAGTACACAGTTGTATCTCGAAGTTTCTCCAAGAATTCAATCGCTGTTTACCGATTGTGATATTGCTCTCGATGATTCACGCCCAAACAACTGGGCGCGTATGGCCGCAAGAGCATTTTCGTTCAAAAAAACACCACAACTTGCCATCGAAATATACGAGAAGTTTCTTTCGATAAATGGTTTTGACTGTTGTTCACGCTATCTGCAGTGCAGTGAGGCTGGACATTGTACTCACCCAGATCTGATGACAGCTGGGCAGTGTACATATCGCCGAAAACTACGCTCAGGTCAAATCTTCTACGGTCCTAATCGCAATGTCTAAAAAAATACAGCAGACCTCTCCCCTTGGGGTCTGCTATATTTTCAATCATGCAATCGAACAAATGTACGTTTTTGGAGGTTTTTATGGTTAACAAGTACAAATACTCACGCACCATTGTCATCGGTCACAAAGACGATGGCACACCGATCCGCAAGTACATCCAGGACAACAACAAGGCAAGATTTGAGGCCAAGGTACGCGCCGTGCAAATGCTGGTCGCACGCGGCGGCACGCCCGGCAAGGTTACTGTCGAGCAGTGGGCGTGGCAGTGGTATCACACCTACAAGGAGCCGCACGTTGGCGAGAGCCAGCGCAACAATTACGAGGAGCACTTGCGGCTGCGCATCTGTCCGGCGATTGGTTTTCTGGCGTTGGATAACGTGAAGCCGTTCCAACTGCAGGAAATGATGAACAACGCAAGGACCAGTAAAGGCAAGCCGCTCGGTGCAAGCACCGCCGCCAAACTGCATTACATCACGCACGCGATCTTTGAGCAGGCGGAGATCAACGGCCTGATTGCCTCCTCCCCATTCCGGCGTATCGAAACCGTGGGCGAGGATGAGAAAAGCCGCCGGGCGCTGACCCGCGCCGAGGAGCAGATCGTGCGCGAAGTCGCAAAGCGTCACTATGCCGGGCCGTGGGTGTTGCTCATGCTTGACTGCGGCCTGCGCCGCGGCGAAACCGTGCCGATCGGTGCCCGCGATGTCAAGGACGGTCTGCTGTGTATCTCGCAGGCGGTCGAATATAAAACAAAGTCGAACCAGCCGACATTGAAATCCACGAAAACCGCAGCCGGCGCACGCTATGTTCCCATCCCTGACGAACTTCAAAAACAGTTGGACATGAAATCGAGGTATTTCTTTCATATCGGAAACGGCCGCATGCTGTCCATGACCAAAATGCGCCGCATGTGGCACAGCTTCTACCGGGCTTGCGACATTGCGGCCGGTGCCGAGCTGTACCGCAACGCCGTTGTCAAGCACGCCTTTGATCCGGCGATCACGCCGCACTATCTCCGGCACACTTACTGCAGTAATCTGCGCCGTCAGGGCGTGGATCTGAAAACCGCCCAGTATCTCATGGGCCACGCAGACATCAGCACCACCGCCAATATTTACAGCCACGTCACCGAGGAAGATGTACGGGAATTGCAGGTTTGA